GAGCGCCTACGCCTACATTCTGCAGGAACTCTCGTACTTCAGGAGCTTGTTTGGCTTGATCCCAGCCAGTGTTATCTACTGCATCTTTAAGATGGTACCCAAAGTAAGGGTTAATCTCGTAGACAAATTCTTTGATCTTATCGGCAAAGGCAACACGAGTAAAGCCGAAGTCTCTTACGAGAACCTCGGCTACTGAATCCTTACCCGATTGTGCGTATCCGCTAAGACCTATCAGCATCTTCAGCTGCCTTAAACTCAAAGTTAGTCATGTCTACCTTACGTTCATTGAGCTTATCCCAGACTGCCTTGCCTTGACCGAGAGGTGCTGCAACAAGCAGCGCCGTCAATGCAATGAGGAGTTCTTCTCCTTTTTTACGGTCTGTTTCATAAGCAAAATAAATATCGTAAAGAGAACCAAAAAGGTCCAAGACTTTATCTTCCGAGACGGGAATCCCAATCGATGCTTCCATTGTTCTGACATGCTTCCAGATGCTCCTATCTAGTGGTAATACAAACTCATCCTGCTGTGATGCATTCGTTGATTCGCTCATCGATCCATTCCTTTCCATACTTTAAGATGACGCTATTTACGTCTTCTCCCTCGGGCATTGGGATGACATTTACATTGGACAACTCTCTACCAACCTTCTTGCCCATCTCACTACCAGCCTTGTCACCGTCAGCTAACACGATCACAATGTCAAAATCATCCAAGATGCGAGCATAGTGTGGCTTCCATGACGAAGCCCCGGGTATACCTACGGTTGGATGGTCTGTCTTTGCAGTCATCAGTATACAGTCAAACTCACCTTCGGTGAGGCAGATGTACTTCGTGGCGGTAAAGACAGCGTTGGTGTTAAACATAGTTGTTTCAGCACCGGGTAAGCCTAGGTACTTAGGTTCTTCCCCGTGCATTGCTCTTGTCCGTAGATCTACCACGCCACTGGGCGTGATGTACGGGATAGTTAAACGCCCTGCTATAGCCTCGTGGCTAGGAAGCGGATCTACGACTACTCCCAGTCCAAACGCTCGCGCTTCGTCGACCGAGAGTCCCCGTGTGGCGAGATACTCCTCCGCTACTTCGATGTGTTGAGAATACTGGACTGTGGCCTTCTGAAGAAATGCTCGTTGCGAACTCGATAGCCTCACTTAATGTACCGCCTCTCTCTTTGCGTATTAGATCGTAGGTATCTCCTGCGACGTCACAACCGTGACACTTGAACCTGTTAAGGTCAAAGTTCACGGCTGCGCTCGCGTTACGATCATCGTGGTATGGACACTTCATCTTTCTCCAACCGTGTCCTCTAGCTGGTACTGTCGCACCTATGTGGTGCAAGAAGTCTTCGATGCTATGTTTATCAGTCATTGTCCCTCTCCTTTCAATAACTTACTTGATCTTCTTTACTGCGTAACGTACTTGCTTACTTCCTATGCGCTGGTTATGGCTATTTAATTCAGATTCTTTACGAGCAAAGTCTGCTTCTGGTTCTTGCACTTCTACCAAGATACCTGCCTTGATAAGCAAATCTTCAAGTTCTTCAATCCTTGATTGCAAGCGTGAATTAGTTGCTTCAAAAAGCGGCAAATCGCTTATATCAAGTTTTTTGTTTAGAAAGCAAATCAACTGAGAGTGATTAGTTTCTACATCTTTAACTAACTTTTCGTATTTTTTCTTTGTAATAAACATTATTTATCCATCGCTTTCTTGAGAAGTTCGATCCAAATATGTGCGGGTTGGGTGCAGTACCATTCTCCTACATTAGCTTTCCCCTTGCGCTTATGTAGAACTGTTCCTGTCCAAGCATTATCGTTAGACATTTCCAGTTCTAGTTCTGCAACCCACCCACCTAAGTTCATCGCCGCGTGGTTCTTGATCTCAATAGTGACACCAAGAACACCGGAGATGTCCCCTTTGTCTAGGGTAGCACCAGCTAATCGTCGGTCGGCATAGGGAAACCCCTGTTCCTTCAGCCATTTAACGACATCTAGTTCTGCCTTAGAACCCTTTGCCTTTGCTGCGTTACTCATTAGCGGTCAAAGATAATGTCGATAGCCATTCTAGCTACCATGGCAGCAAAGGATAACCCTAAAATACTTAGGACTATTATGCCTAGCCATTGCAAATAGGTAATCATACAACCATCATCTCCTCTTGATCGTAGGTACGCAGGACATCTTCTAGGTACATCGACTCTGGGTCGAAGGATAATTGTACATAGGTATTGCCCGTTTGGTCTGCTCTTCCGTAGCGATTCTTGACAGGTGCTATGCACATGTACTGATCGATGCCGTTAGGCAGCATGTAGTTTCCGATGGTCAATACCATCGCCGGGATCTGTGCAACCTTACCCTGCAACGCTGAGCGTGGCTGGCAAGGATGACCCGGTGAACCCTCCTGAGTGTGGTGCAAGACCAGCACTGAGGCGTTGGTATCACGGGCTAGGAACTTTAACTCTTTCATAATCTGACGCATAGCAGCGAACTCCTCGAAGCCATCCAGTGCGATGTCCATCAAATTATCGACCACGATCATCGTGGGAGATCTACCCCAGATAGTCTCGAATGCACTGACCTCTTCGTCAATGTCTTTCAAGCTAGGGCTAGACTCAAACGACCAATAGATGTGGCTATTGTCTTGCAGGATTTGCTCTGCCATGTCCGGATTAGACTTGATGAGGTTCTCTGCCTGCTGTTGTGTCATCTTCCCTGACATAGCGATGAGTCGCATAGCCATGGTGTGAGCATTAGTATCAGCTGAGAAGTAAAGGACAGGTTGTTTCAATCGAGATGCAATCGCTAATGCAATGGAAGATTTACCAGCGCCGGGTGTACCAGCAACTACTGTAACTTCTGCACGACGAAGCACGATTCCGGCTCTCTCGAAAGCCTGAAAGGGAGCCGGTAAAGGCTCCCCTCCAACTTCTGCTTTACGAACGGATCGTCGTAGGGTTTTCATTATTTAATACGATCAGCCACGAATGTCTGGTATTCCGGATCATGCTTCTGTAGGTACTGAGTCTTGCACTTATCCTCTGTGCCTTGTGGCGATGGGCAGAAGTAACCCTTGTAGATGCCACCATCCTTGGATGCTCCTTGGATACCTGTCATCTTACCGTGCTTACATGTGCGACCACCCCCTGATGCGAAAGGCTTGTTAAAAGGTGGGACGTCCTGTTGTATTACAGTCGCGTTAGGAAACGCATTAGTAATTACTGACTGTGCTGACTGTGCTGAAGGCGCTGGTGCTGCTGCACCACGACCTGCAACTGCTGTCTCAAGTTCTGTTACTGCAGACTTGATTGAGTCGATCGCTAGTGCGATGACGTTATCTAGTTCTTGCTCTGACTCAGCTCGTACTGTTACTAGGCTACCAATAGTAGTCTTAACTGTGATACTGATACGTGATTCGGTGCTACTCATTGCTTCTCCTTTGGGTTCCATTCGCATTCTGCGGCGTATCCGCACATGCCACAAGCATCTAAGTTCGCCATAAAGATACCACTCTTTCTGGCTTTGTCGAACATGCCAACCAGCGATTCGATCATGTCATCTGTAAAGATGGTTAGATCGAGAGGTGCTGACACTTCCTGCTTTCTTGCCATCCAATAGTAGCCTATGTCGGCTTGGATGCCAAAGTTCTTCTTCAACCCATAACGATAGAAGGCGGGCTGAAGTCCATCTCGGGGTGTAGTTTTGCCCGTTTTAATGTCGAGCACTGCGTAGACACCTGTAGCTTTGTGTCGCATTACCCGGTCCAGATACATCTTTACCGGTAATCCTGCGATCTCTACTGATACATCTAGTTCTACTGCTGGTCTGCCATCTTCTAGTTTGGCAATCTCCCATACATCCTCGTTGTTCTTGCGCCACTCAACCCAGTTAGCGAAGAACTTGTAACCATGGGTGTACCACCAGTCACCATCTTCTGGGTCACGCTTAGCATTGGCTACACGCCATGTACCGGAGGTGCTGAGATCGTATTCTTTACGCTGGGCTTCTGTTTGAGCCCATGCAGCTTTCCATAGATCAATTAACTCTGGCATTATGCCAACTCCTTCTCAATGGCTTGGATGGTAGGGCAAGGGTAAAGTGTGGCAATTTGACATTCTTTGCAGATAGTTCCAACGTTTTTAATGGTGTAAGGCTTATGCAATTCCACTACTGCGCGAAGAGCATCGAGCATGAAATCATGCGAGCCATCAAAGCAATTAAAGTCGTAGTTGTACTTGCTGTCATCTATTGCAAAGTCTATCTCTGCCAGCAATTCATCGTGTGTCATGGATTCAACTGATCGTAGTTTTCGGTAGCTTGGTGTACTGCGCTACCTCCATAGAACCACCAAGCAGGCTGTTCAGCCATCTTCTTTGCATACTTGAGGTAATACTTCCATCCGCAACTGAGCCATGTTGTCATGGCACTGTAGCTGACGTGTTCTGGCAATTCACTGCCATCAATTTCTATCACTGCACTCTCCTTTAATCTCTCTCTTTAGAGTAAAAAGCGGTACAGGATAGGAGAGAGCCAAAACCTGTACCGCATGTCTTACTGTAACACACAGTAACGGCTGTGTATTACATCGCTAGCCTTGCACACGCACAAGGATAGCAATAGTTACGCACCTCTGAATAATCCCATTCCGGGACCCAGATAGGTGACTCGCAAGTATAGCATTTAGTTTCAATACTTACTGTTCTGCGTAGTGTGTCGCTCATTGGTTCACCCACTGAGATAGGCAAGCTGCTGAGCAGAAGTC